TTCTTGCGTCTGCTGGTGCTAATTTTTACTCTGGTGTATCGGATATGAAACTACCAGTTTTATCTGGTATTTCTTCTGCATTCGTTGCTGAAACTGGTGGAACTGCTACTGCTGCTGGTACTGCTTCAAGTGTAACATTATCTCCAAAAAAGATGATTTCTATTGTTGAAATTTCTGCTGAGGCAATGGCACAGAATGCTGGTGTTGAAGGTGCGGTTAGAAGAAATTTAGCTGCTAATATTGCTGCAACTTTAGAGGGTGCTTTATTGGCTGATGCTAACGTAACAAGCGGACCAGCTTCTATCTTTGCTGCTGCTGCTACTCAAGCTGTTGCTGGTGCTGAACCTACTGCTGCTGAGCTTTTAAATATGGAAGCTACATTAATAGCTAATGGCGTTAATTTAGAGGCTGCTCGTATGGCTTGGTTGTTAGATGGTGGAGCATTAACTGAGGCTAAAAGATTAGCTCAAGTTGCTTCTGTATCTCCAGCTTATGATAATGCAACAAAAGAATTTTTATCTTACTTTGCTTTTGCTTCTTCTAATGTAGGTAACTCTGCTGGAAGTGGTACAAACTACTTGTTAGGAGATTTCTCTAAAGTGCATATCGCTCAGTTTGGAGGACTAGACTTATTGTTTGATCCTTACACTAATGCTGCTGCTGGTGTTGGACGTATGATTGCAACTTCTCTAGTAGATGGTGCTGCTGTTCAAAATAGTACAGCATTCGTTAAGATTGACAATGCATAATTTTTAATTGGAGAGAGTTTAATCGCTCTCTCCTTTTTTTACTTTTTATAATGATATATAATTACTTAAATCTTGATAGTTACGTTAATTACGGAAAGCTAGTTTTAAAAACTGCTCCAACTGGAACTGCTATATCTTTAGCTGAAGCTAAACAACATTTAAGAGTAGATTCTGATTATGATGATGACGATGATTATATAACTGCATTAATTGGAGTTGCTACAAATCAAGTAGAGGAGTTCACAAGAAGAAGATTGATGACTCAAACTTTTAATCTTTACTTTGATGTTTTCCCTCCTTATATAGATTTACAAGTGGGAATAGTGCAAAGTGTTACACACATAAAATACTATGATGCTAGTAATTCTTTACAAACTTTAGCAGCTTCTGAATATGATTTAGACGATAAAATTAAACCAGGTAGAATTTATCAAAGTAATACTGGTACTTTTCCAGATACTTATGAAAGACCAAACGCGGTAGATATTGAGTTTGTAGTTGGAAGAACTGCTAACGAAGTTGAGGATGCTATAAAACAAGCTATGCTTATTATAGTGGGTAGATATTACGAACAAAGACAAGATGTTGTTTTAGGTACACAAGTTTCAGAATTACCTTTAATGGTTGAGTATATGCTAACTCCTTACAGATTTTTAGAGTTATGATATTTGGAAAGCTAGATAGAAAATTAACTTTATTAAATCAAGTTTATACTACTAATGCTTACGGAGAGCGAATTGCTGGAAGTGGCACAAGTGTAACTATTTATGGAGATTTTAATTTTAAATCTGGTATAGCTAATTATGAATCAGATGTTTTTATAGGTGAGCAGAAAATAGAATGTTTAATAAGATTTAGAACTGCAATAGGAGTTAGTCCAGATTTTTATATTAGAAATGGAGATACTTCTTATGCAATTACTGGCATAAGAGAAGTAGGGAGAAAGGATAAGATGATTTTGACTTTAGAAAGAAAAGATTTAAAAGATATATTCTCAACTTAATGAAAGTAGGAATAACAATAAATAAGAAACAGCTTGCTGAAATAGCTAAAAATTTAGAGTCTTTAAATATGTCTGATTCTAAAAACAAAACTCTTTTAAGACAAGCAATGAGAAAAGCAGCCAAGCCAATCTTATCAGAATTAAAGGGTTTAGTTCCTAAAGATAGTAAACAATTAAAAAAGTCTTTAGCAGTAATAAATGGTAAAAACAGAAAAGGAGTTGCTCCTAGTGTTTTTGTAGGTCCAAGAGTAAAAGGTGCTTTTGCTAATGAAAATAAGACTGGCTTTTATTTTTACTTTTTAGAGTATGGTTTTAGAGGTGTAGCTGGTTTAAGAATGTTAGACCAAGCAGCAAGAAGTAAAGGATCACAAGCATTAAATGACGTAACTAATCAATTAAAAGGATTGATTGAAAAACGATTTAAGAAATAATGGAAGTAGGAAAAGCTATATATAATATTTTAAGTAATGATTCAGAAGTTGCTCCATTAGTTACTGAGGGTGGAGTAATTAGAATTTATCCGTCTAGATATAAAATTAATCAGCAAAACGGAACATTACCTTTTATAGTTTACCAAGTTGTTAGCGATATTCCTAATATGACTAAAAACGGAGTATCTACTTATGACTATGTTAGTGTTCAGATTACTTTAGTTCATTCTAAATATAGTGATTTAATTACTTTGTCAGCTAATGTAAGAACTGCTTTAGATTATGTAAGTGGAACTTTTGCTGGAGTTGTAGTAGATAAAATATTTTTTGAGAATTCTGTTGAGTCTTTTGATGATACAAGCGGAACAAATGGGATTTATCAAATAGCTCACGATTATAGATTTAATATAAATAGATAGATATGTATAAAATTAAGTTAAAAAAAGATATTACTTTTAGAGGAGTTGATTATAAAAAAGGTCAATCATACGAAGTAGGTATAAAAGAATTCAGAGTTTTAAAGTCTTTAAAAGCTCTTGATAATAAAAAAGAAAGCAAAAAAGAAGATATTAATAAATAAAAAAATTTAAACAATGGCAATTTTTAACGGAACAGATTTAATATTGAAAGTTCAAGCTGCTGCTGGTGCGGCTGATGAATTCAAATTAATGCATTCACAAAATGTAAGTTTAACTTACAATGTTGATACTATCGACATAACTAATAAAGATTCATCTGGAAACAGAACTCTTCTAGGAGGTACTAAAAGCTTTTCTTTAAGTGCTGATGGACTTATGGACTTTGCAAGTACTGCATCAACGACTGATGTTGATGAGTTATTTACTTCATCAAGAAATAGAACAGCAGTAACATTTACTTTTGCTCTATCTACTCCAGCGGGTTTTACTTATACTGGAAGTGGTTTTATTACATCTCTAGAGATTTCTGGAGGTACTGAAGATGCCCCTACATACTCTGTATCTATTGAGGGTTCTGGAGACATAGTACAGAATGCAGTATAATGATTTTATCGTTGTCGAGGTTGGAGCTTATGCTCCTCCTCTTCAACTTTAATTAAATATTAACGATAAAAAAAAACGATAAAAATGTACGAAATAGTTATAATAAACGGAAAGGATTATCCTATTAGATTTGGAATGAATTCTTTAAGAATGTTCTGTAAAGATACAGACAGAGCTTTAAGCGATTTAGATAAATTAGGAGATTCAATGAGTTTAGATGATGCTTGTTTTTTGATTCTAAACGGAATTAAAGATGGAGCAAGAGTAAGCGGACAAGAATGTTCTTTAACGGTTGAAAGTGTAGCAGATTTATTAGATGAAGATTTTGATGCTTTAAATAAAGTATTAGAAGTGTTCTCTACACAATTTAGTGCTAAACTTGGAAACGAGGGAAACGTGAAAGCCGCAAAGAAGAGGAAAGCGGCAAAGAAATAGACTGGGATACATTAGAGTCTGTTGGTTATGGGCTTGGATTGTTACCAGATGAATTTTGGAATTTAACTTTTCACGAATTTTTTTTAATTCAAAAAGGACGTAATGACGTAATAGAATCAAAAGAAAAGAGAGAATGGGAAAGAGTAAGATGGTTAGCTTGTTTAATGTTGCAGCCTCACACAAAAAAAGGGCAAAATTTAACTCCAGAAAAACTAGTTAAGTTTGAATGGGAGAATGGAGAAGAAGTTAAAGATGTTGAGAAACAAAAGAAGAGAGCTGAATATATAGCTAAAAAATACGATTTAATAAATAAAAAAAATGGCTGAAAAGAATTTAAGTGTAAAACTATCTTTAAACGATAAACAATTCCAGAGCAGCTTAAAAAAAGCTACTAGGAGACTTAAAAAGTTTGGAGCTAGTATGAAGCGAACTGGTCAAACAATGACTAAGAGCTTAACTCTTCCAGTAATAGCTTTTGGAGCAGTAGCAGTTAAAGCATTTGATGAACAAATAAAAGCAGAAACAAAACTAAGAACTTCATTAAAAGGTAATGAAGAAGCTTTTAATAGTTTAAAAAATCAAGCTCAAGAATTACAAAAGGTTACTTTATTTGGAGATGAGGCTACAATGGAAGCTCAAGGGTTTCTAGCTCAACTAGGACTTAATGAAGAAGCTATTTTAAAATTAACTCCATTAATTCAAGACTTTGCAACTGCTCAAGGAGTAGGGTTAGGAGATGCAGCTAAACTAGTTGCTAAAAGTGTTGGATCTAGTACAAATGCTTTAAGTAGGTATGGAATACAAATAGAGGGAGAAGTTGGAACTGTTGATAGATTAAATAGTGCAGTTAATGCTCTATCTACTGCTTTTGGAGGTCAAGCTGAAGCAGTATCTAAAGAGGGTTTAGGTCCATTAGTACAAATGCAAAATAGACTTGGAGATATTGCAGAAGAAATTGGAGAAAAACTAATACCAATTATAATTCGTTTAGGAGAAAAATTAATGTCATTTTTAAATGGTTTTAGTAATTTAGATTCTAAGACTCAAGAAATAATTATTGGAATAGCTTTATTAACTGCAACTTTAGGACCATTATTAATAGTTTTAGGAAGTATTGCTGTTGCAATAGCTGGAATATCTGCTCCAGTATTAGCAACTGTTGCAGCAGTTACTGCTTTAGCAGCCGCTATCGTATTTATTACTGATAACTGGGAAGCATTAAAAGAACGATTTAGTGATATTAGCTGGTGGAAAAATGCTCTTATTGATATGCTTAAATTTTTTATAGACATTAATCCATTTAATGCAATAGTATTAGCATTTAATAAATTAAGAACTTTAATAGGTAAAGAGCCAATACAGAATCCATTTGATTTAATAAAAGATGGATTAGAAGATTTAAAAGTTGAAACTAAAGAATATGAAAACGAGTTTAATGACTTTGGAACTTCAATAAAAAACTCATTAAATAAAGTTTTACCTTTAATATCTAAATTTAATAAGGGAATAGGACTAGGATCTGGAGGAGGAAGTCAGAAAAAAGGATCAGCAATAGTACAAGATTTTACATCTTTTGATAATAGAGTTGTTCCAGAACAAGGATTTAGTTTATTAGCTCCTATTACTCAAGAAGAATTAGATAAAATTTCTCAAGCAATAGAATTACAAAAAGAATTAAATTTACAGACAGAAAATATAG